CGCTAACTCCGTATACTGGTTTGCCACCCAGTTATACACCCTGCTAATTTCAATCCCCAGTTACGACTGGTCATGTCTTATTGACATAATGGATTGTATAGTCACAATGATGGTTCTCATCATTGTGGCCTCATATTTACTCCCCCTGATGATCTCGTCAGGTCGGAAAATTTTGACGGTACTTGGTTCCCTTTGGACAAGTATATGGTCATGGATCCCAATTGAAAGACGGATGAGATGGTGTTCTTACCTCATCGAGCAAAACGTAACCCGTTATGATAGAGCCACAGTTCGACAGGATTTTCTTAGACGCACTCTCCCCGAGATGCGTACTCATGAGACAAATCCTCATGCTGACTCTGCCAAGACCCGTTCGGAAGCTGATGCCTTCATTTCAGCATTCGCAACTGGCAATGGTTACCAATTGTACTCGATATCCGCATCTGCTAAGGATGGTTACCAACACATCCCAGGCACGCGTGACTTCTGGTTTGAAAAAGACTTGAGGCTCGTGCATCGCTCAGACTCCCTCCCGGAACCCCACAAGGCATTGATCAAAATGATTGATGTTGATTACTATGTCCAGGAGAAAGAGATACGCGAGGCGAGTTTTTATGGTCAAGGTGCGATATTATACACCATGATACCAGAGGCCCTAGCCTACAGCGACGGACAGACAATGGTCACCGTTGCGGCAGATGGAACCGTAACAGAAGCCCATAGTGGTTCTACTCCTTATGTCCACAAGCTTTGGGACTGGAGACGTGACTACGTCACCTTCCAAAGATTCTCCATGTGGGACATATTCAGTTCAATCACACACTGTTACGTCGACTTTAAACGGGTGAACTTAAACAGGTATGTGGTTCTTGTCACACCTGTCATGACCGGCAACATCATCGCTAGCCTCATTTGGTCGCTTATAGGTTCCTGTCGTCCTTTAGAAAAGTGGTCACCATTGAACATTAATGGTGTCAATGTACTCACCACGTCTACAGGCATGATATTAGCTCGCCCCAACGCTGCCCGACAGCACGAGATAACACATGCCCAGTATTCCGAAATGTTGTATGACCCCCACTTAAACCCAGCTGATGTGAATCGCATCATGGGCACACAGACATCCTATGAGTTGACAGCAATGATGGTCGAATTGCAGAAAGCCGAGCACGTAACACAGATCCCACGAGTGTTTACTGCCCGAGACCCACGTGCTTACAAGGTTGAATGGCCTGATGTGTTTGATAATGATTCTGTTAAGATCAGAGGTCAACACTACATGCCAGCCATCGTTGATAACACATGGGTGCCAGCCAACTGCAAGTCAAATGATCTCACGTGCATAGAGCATCGTTTGACGCGCCCCCAGTCAAAATTATCACCCCCAAACCCCCGCTACGAGCGTTTTATTTCTGAATTCGTAGAGCAAGTAGTGCGTA